CGCATTTAATGCTGACTCTAGCAGGTTATTATCTCTTATACCATCCGTGCCCCCGGTTTCTTTAATAAGATCAGAGTGCAACAAAAGAACTTGTTCTTTAGTTAGTTTAATCATTTAGCAAGCACTTCATATGACTTTCTGTTCTTGGAAATTAAACGTTTAGATATGGACATTAAGTCTTCGGTGTTTACAGTTTGTTCAGCCTCAGCTTCGTTGAAGTCGATAAGAATATATCGTGGGGCATTGTTTTTTAAAATTATAACAGAGCCTTGCTTATCAACCATTTTAGCTATGCGTGAGAAATTTTGATTGGCTTCAGTTATTGAGACTAGATTATTTGTATTTACTTTCATGTGAAGACCCTCCTTTCTTCTTTCTGTAGTTATTATAGCAAGAAAATAGGATGAATTCAACCTATAAAAATAAAAAGGTGCAGGTAGGGGGAGGTCAAATCTTAAAACTCTGTAAAGGGAGGCACGGGCGGGGGGCTTCACGCACAAAAAGAGCAGTTCAAACAGGGGATTAACCCTAAGATATAGATTGAGGAGTGTGAATAATGGCAAGGGACGGTACAAACCGTGGTGGCAGAAGAGTCAGAGCAGGTGATAAGCCGGCAGGGGCTGCCGAGAAAATACAAAACGGGAAAATGGTAAAGGTTCTGGCCAATGATATTCCGGTACTTAAAACAGCGGAATTAGAGGCAGTGGATTTACCGGAAGGCGCGGTTTTAGAGGGTGCGGATATGCCAAAACCCAGCGACTATTTATCGGCAAGGCAGAAAAATGGAGTTCCCTTAGGTGCTGATGCAATATATAAAGAAACCTGGCTGTGGTTAAAAGAGCGCAACTGTGAAAGATTAGTAAATCCACGGCTTATAGAAACCTATTCACAGGCTATGGCAAGATATATTCAGTGCGAAGATGCAACAAGTACATACGGCTTATTGGGGAAGCATCCAACGACTGGCGGGG